TAAACATTTCATCTTGTGTTTGTGCATCTCCAATAGTTGTTTCAGTTCCAAAAAATACTAAGTGACGATCAGGTGTAGATACCACCATGTGTCTTGATGCTGTTGGTGCTCCAGATATAATATTACACCTTGTTTCTGTTGCATTTGATAAAGCAGAGTTCCATTCAAATACTTCACCGTCATGTATTAAACAAATAGCCTTATCACCAAAATTATCTAGTGACCACATACCAGGTTCTAATACTAAGTCACCTGATGCTGCTTCACCCCAAGCAACATAGTCAGTGCTATTTTTAACTGAAGCCCCATCACTATGAGCAGATCTTGTAGAATTTCTAACACCTCTTGTAATACCTGTTAATGTAGTTCCACCTGAAACACCAGTATAAGATATTTCTTCGTTACCCACCTGAATAAAATTAGTTCCAGAACTTGGAAATTGTGTAGCGTCAGCTAAAACAATCGATGTTCCAGATCCACCTGTACCTGCAGTATCATCTAATAATGCTCCATTTAAAGTTGTTGTAACTGGGTTAGATGCCTCTCCACCCCAAGACCCAAGACCCCAACCAAATCCTTTTTCTTGAACAGCAGATCCAACCGGATAATAATGTTGAACTCTAATACCACCAGATGTTGTAGCACCAGATCCTGTTTCATTTGAAGGCATCGTAATTGTTATTGTTTCTGTTGTCGGAACAGATGTTACCATAAATTTTTTGTCATCAAAATCTGATGCACTAAAATTAGATCCTGTAATTGTAGTAAAATTATCTAATAAAATAATATCTTGTGGATTAATACCATGACCTGTTGGGAAAGTTATTGTAACAGTTGGTGATCCGTTGCTTGTGGTAAACGCACTTGTAAGTGTTGTTGTAGTTTTAATAGGATGAATGTCATAAAATACACCTCCAGAGAAAGCGTATAAAATTCTGTTTGTGCCAATAATAGCATATCTTCTACCTAAACTGTTAACAAAATGATGAAGCCCACGTCCAGCCCCTGTAAGTTCATTTTCATTTTGAGTGCCTAATTGATTCCATCCACCTATTTTTTCAGGTGTGCCATATCTAAATCTAACATTATCACAATCTATCCACTGGCCTTCAGCTCCTGTAGGTGTGATTTGTTTATTAATGCCTGGTTGAAATCCTATTTTTTGTAACATAGAAATGGACTATATATAGTTTTTAAATTTTTGGTAGTATTATATTCCAATCTAACTTGGATATCAAATCTTGTAAATAAACTTTTTCAAGCTTTTTTTCTTTTAAATATTCATGTAGCTCCTCTATATCTACAAGAATCCATTGATCTTTGGCTTCAAACACCATTTTGTTTGCCTTAGTATTAATGCTTCCTTTTTTTCCAACGTCATGTCCATATTTAGACAGAGGTCTTAAATCAAATTTTAAAGATTGATTAGATTTATTTTTAATAATACCTTCTACATCCCAAAGTTCTTTTTGTTTTTGTTTGTTAGAAGGATATTTTATATTCTTTAAATAATTTAAAAAATTATTTTGCATGTTTAATTTGCATTTCTTTACAAAATTCAGGTGTTCCCATCCAATTCCATCCACCCTTTATTTCATAATACATATTTGTCCCTGTTTTTAAATGTAGTTGAAATAACCAGTTTAACATTTCAATTGTTAATGAAGACCCTGCTTCTGTAATCTCAAGATAATCTATTTTATTTATTTTTCTACCTGTTAATAAAATACCAGACTCACTTGGTTTAAACCACTCAGGTATTCTAGTATCTTTTAACCATTCGCAATTATAGTCTTTACATGGGTTTTTTGGTCTATTTTTATATATCCCGCATCCGTTTTTCATTTTAAAATGACAAGGTCTACCTTGATACATTTTATTTCCGTAAACAACATCTGGAAGCCAACCCTCACAACATTTTGTGCAACCATTACAATTTCTTTTATAATTCATGAAAGATGTATTCAGAAGATTCTTTACACTGTAATTCTATATTAATACTAATTCTTTTTTTATCTGTTTCTGAACTCTGAGGTCTATGATCTAGATAACTAGGGAAAATAATTAAATCAAATGGTTTTGGTTTATATGTTTTTACTTCACCATTAAATTTAAAGTCAATTCCATTCTTTTTTTGATCAGGTATTTTTAAATATAAGACACCTATTATAGTTCCAGTTTTTTTATGATTGTGCCATTGATCTAAATTAATTTTAAAATGTTCGTCTGATAAACAACACCATGTTCCAAACTTTAAAGATTTAATTGTAAAAGGATTTAAATGTTTTTTACATAACGGTATAAAAATATCATAAAGTTCATTTGTATATTTACTTTTAAAATAATAATTATTTCCGTCTTGAAGTTCTGGTCTAGGTCTTTGTTCTATTGTTTCAGCAAGTAAATCAAGATAAAAGTCTTTAACTTTTTCTTCAACATTAAAGGATAGAACTATCATTTTGAACAAACTGAGGTAGTCCTAAAGCTAGTCTACCGTCAAATATATATTTTTTATTTTTTGGATTATCTATTCTGTAATGTAAAAAAACTTGACCACATTCTACACCTGTAAATTGTTCTCTCCAATGTTCTAACTCTTCACCTCTGTAGACTAACATATCACCTTTTTTTAAATTTACTTTTAAACCTTTTGCATTTGATGAGAAAGTAGCACCTCCAACACCTTCTATACCTACATTTTCATTTGGACTCAAATATATAGGCCAAGGATCACCGCCTAAATTAATTGTTGTAGATACTTCACAACTATTTCTATCTTTATGTCTGCCTAAAACATCGCCAGTTTTATAAATTCTAGCATAAGAATATGTTGGTAATAATTTTAATTGACAAACTTTTTCCATTTTATCTTGAAGCTTTAATAATAAATTATCTAACGCAGCGTCTCCATAAATGTTGTAACTGTTAGAAACTTGTGTATCTCCGAAAGCACCAAATATACGTTCAAAAGGTGAAATAGATTTTGTTCTAAATAATAAGTCGGTTGCGTTTCTTTTAATAACTAAATAGTCACCTAAAAAATCTGCAAGCTCAGACGATATTGCTTTTTTAATAATTGTAAATTTATCTTTTTTAAAATTATATTCTTTCATTTCTTGAAAAAGTAATCCAACCCGTTGCTATATATTTATCTTCTTTATTAGATATAACACCTCTATGAGTAAATGTCCAGTCAGCCGGCCATATTATTGTTAATCCTTTTTGAGCAGGTACTTTCTTTTTTTGATAATAAAATTCAGTCCCACCATTTTTGACGTCATTTAAATATGTCATAAAAACTAAATGTCTATCCCCTGTAGCAAAAAAATTAGTTCTTTCAGGATGCCAGACATAATAACCTTCACCTGGTTTGTACCATTGGATATTATAATTAGTAAATATACCATTGACTGCAACTCCAATATCTGCAAATCTATATTTTTTATAATACATTTGCACACAAGCAAGCACACTTTCAACATAATCACGAAATGGACTTTTTAATATATATGGAGAAACACCTATATCAGTGCTTTTCTTTCTTTTGTTATCTTCAATATTTTTACCTAAAGTACCTGGGCGGTGCAAATCATTTTTTGCATGAAACGTTTCTATTAATTGATCAGTAAGTTTTTTATCTATATACCAACCACCCATAAATTGAGGAAGTTTTTTACATTCTTTCATTTAACTAAACACCTTTCCTGTATTCCATATAACTAAAGAATACCTAACTCCCTTAGTCACTGGTTTTACTCTGTGCCACATATATGATGGAAATACAATTACAGAGCCTTTTTTTAAATTATTACATTTAAAAACATGTTTACTAGGATCTCTTTCATCGGGATGATAGTTTCTTGGATCAAATTCAAGATCGCCTCCTTCGTATTCACAAGGATCATTTAATTGACATGTAACCGATAGTTTTCTAATTCTTTTATTGTCCCCCTCTTTTATTGCAGAATCACAATGCCAATCATAATATTGATTAAGATTATATTTAGTAAACTGACAAGATTCAGACCAATCCCATTGAAAATTCCATCCTGCTTTTTTATTAGCCTCATGAATGTAAGGATGAATAGTTTGGTAAATCCATTGATCATCTATCCAAACTAAATTTGATTTTCTTATATGTTGATTTTTTATTACTTCTTCATCAGAAGCTTTAGCCATCTCTCCAACTCTTGCAATTGTATCATCTTTATTTAAACAATATTTAATAACATCATCACAAAAACTGTTTGTTAATCCACTAAGTTTTGGCGAAGATCCATCAAAGTGAAAATAAATAGGATTTAATTTCATTTAATTTTTTTATATAAAAAGTTTAGAATTATTCTATTATATTCAGTTTTATTTCTATCAATAAAATATTCAACATCTGAATCAAATACAGTTATAGATTTTTCTTTTAAAGGAGTAACAAAAGTTTGTTGTTTTTTAACATTATCATCATATTCTAAATACAAATTTCCACTGCCATGAAGTACATATAACGCTGTATAATCTGCACTATTTCTTAAATCATTTAATTTAATATTATTTCTTTTAAAAGACATGTGATTAGGTTTTTGAATATTAATATAATGGTCTGTTAGATAAATATCTTTATGATAATAACAAACAAATTTTTGTTCTATGTAATCAGAAATCCATTTTACTTGTGTTAAAAAAGGTATATCTACATCCTCATATATATTTGAAGGTGAAATAATAAAACTATCATGCTCTTCTTGCAATCTTCTACCAAGTTCCAAATTATTAACTTTTGACAAATTTGGCAAAGTGTCTATATAAATGCTTTTTTCTGTTAGAATTTCTTTCTTCATTTATAAATATTTATAAGATATTTATTACAAAAATCAAGTTCTGTCGTGTCTTCCGTCGTTATTTTCTATCCAACTTTGAGTATCTTCGTCCCAAGCATAGATAGTATCTGTAAGTTCTGGTTTAGGAACTGGTGCTTCCCATGCACCTGTTGTTGTATTTAAAGTCCAGCTAGGAAAAGGTTGTGGCCCTGTAAAAATATCATGTTCTTGATTATATACTGCTCCTATACCAGCAAAGTTTGCTCTTAATGCTTTTGATTGATCTGCAGATGGATTTCTATTTTCATCATAATGAACACCACCATGAGTGTTATATGAAGTTTGTTTCCATTTTGATGCTTGCCAACCAAAAACATTTTCTAAAAATTGTTGACCAGCTTCTTCTGTAGGTGCATCATTATTATCAACTACAACTACTTGTAATACTCTATTGTTATCATCTAATTTTGCAAAATGTGCCATAATTAATCCGCTACCGTTAATGTCCCTGTCGAATTAAATGTGTGAATGGTGTCTGATCCACTTGTTGTTTTAGTCCCTCCAGTAACATTTGAAGGAGCATCGGCTGTTGCGTATCTAATAACTACAATACCTGAGCCACCTGTAGAACCAG